TCAAAACAGCCCACCCATCACCGTCGGTTCGTAGTTTGTGATCACCAGTTCGCCGCTGGTTTTTGGGGTGCCGTGGGCGTTGGCTACGCTGTATTTGATGTCCAGTTCGTGCATGGTCATGCCGGCGAAGCATTCGCGGATGGCGGGGTGGTCGTTGATCGACAGCATGAACTTGCCCTTGCAGCTCCGCATGAAGGCGGCGATCTGCTCATATTGCTCCCAGGGGAAGGGGACGCCGTAGCCTTCTGTTTCCCAGTAGGGGGGATCGGCATAGAAGAAAGTGTGCTCGCGGTCGTAACGCTTGGCGCAGTCATCCCAGGGCAGGTTTTCGATGGTGGTGCCGGCAGCCAGGCGCAGGTGCGCGCCGGAGAGGTTTTCTTCAATGCGCAGAAGGTTGACCGTGGGGGCGGTGGTGGCGGTGCCGAAGGTCTGGCCATCGACCTTGCCGCCGAAGGCATGATGCTGGAGGTAGAAGAAGCGGGCGGCGCGCTGGATGTCGGTCAGCGGCTCGGTCGGGGTCTGCTGTAGCCACTTGAAGACCTGACGGCTGGAGAGCGCCCATTTGAATTGCCGGACGAACTCCTCAAGGTGGTGTTGCACCACCCGGTAGAGATTGACCAGCTCGCCGTTGACGTCATTGAGCACCTCGACCGGCGCTGGAACCGGCCGCAGGAAGTAGATCGCGGCGCCGCCGCAGAATAGCTCGACGTAGCACTCGTGCTGTGGGAATAGCGGAATCAGTCGGTCGGCCAGGCGGCGTTTCCCGCCAAGCCAAGGAATTATCGGGGTTGCGTTCATTCTGGAGCCTTTCGTATGCCATGGTTTTCGGCTAGACTCCGCCCGCCACGTGGCAGGGGGAGCCTTGGCCAAGGCTCGCAGGCTTGATCTGCGGGTTGAGGTGGCCGCCCTGGTGCTCCAACACCTGGGCGGTCGCTCCCTATCTCTTCAGCTCACGTCTTTCCACGGCGAAACGGTGAAGACGCTGCCCTTGTAACGGTCTTGCTCCATGGCATCCGGCGCAGTGCCGTTGTGCGAGAGCTTTACCTTCCACCCGATATCGATCAGCAGCGAGCGCTCCGGCTTGAAGGGCCACGCCCAGGAGATGAACAGCCGGTGGTATTGGCGACCACGATCATCGGTGGCCACCAGGAACTGCCACTCGCGTTTGCCGGCGTCGCCACTGACCACGTCGTGACCGGCCAGCTTGCGGATGACGCAGCGGGAGACATCGCAGCCGACAATGCAGCGGCTGAAGTAGTTGGCGGGGTTACGAATGGCAGCCCACAGCCACATGCTTAACGGGTGCTCACAGGTGCGGCCGTGCCTGCGGCATTCGTTGTCCCACCAGCCGCGCTTGTCGCCCCATAGACCGTCAAACGGGTTATCCCACCAGAGCAGCCAGCGGGGAAGGCGCACGCGTGCCCAGTAGCCTCGCCCGAGGAAACGCGGATCGGTGAAGGGCCGGAGGCCGTCGATGGCCGGCAAATCGCGGAAGGGGATGCCGATGGCGACCAGAGGCAGGCCGAGCAGGATCAACGGGATCTCGATCAGGAAGTAGAGGCTGCTTTTGAACAGCCAATTCAGGATGTGTTTAATCATTTTCGACCCACCATAAAAAACGCCCTGCCTGCAGGGCGGACTGAACAACCGAGGAAGGTTTGGCTTCAGCAGCCAGGAGGGGATGGCCGACCTGGCGGTAGAACCAGATCACCCACTCTGCGCATTGCCAGGCGCGGTCGGCGCCGATCTTCAGCCGACGGAAGAAGCCGAGGATGGCCTGCCACTTGGAGTAGTGCTCGCCGATGCGTGCAAAGGCTGGCTCAAGCGCGGCCTCTTCGATCTGCAGCCCCAACGGAAGCCAGTAGAAAGAACCTTGATTCGAGAGCGGCTCAATGCTGACGCCTCGGCCGATGGCGTGGATGATGAAAACGCGGCCGCAGACCACCCAGGCGATGCCGACATGGGTATAAGGAGTCCAGTCGACGATCCGAATGGCCAGCACCTGAGCGTCTTTGAGACTCCTTAACGACCCGCCGGAGAAGGCAAGCAAGTCGCCGGTGCGGATCTGGGGGCGGGCGGCGGCGTAGTCCATCACACCTCGCCGAAGATCGGCGGCCAGCCTCCGGTGTAGTCGTAAGCCGCCGGGTCTTCTGCCACCGCCACGGCAAGGAGGTGTGCCTGGGCGGCATCATCGATCGCGGCGGCAGCGGCAAAGCCAGCGGCGAGAATCTGCCCAACCAGATCAGGAGTCATATCGACCACCACACCGTCATCCATCGTGCGCCAGCCGGCGCGCAAAACGGTGTTACCGGGAAGCCCGGCGCCAAGCAACATCAGCGCAGTATATTCACCGGTTGCAACCTGGTCGCTGCGAAACCACATACCATTGACCTGCACGCCACCCGTGAATCGGCGGGCATCGCGCTCGGCCTTGATTCGCTGAGAAACCTCCTCCGCAGTTGCAGGCAGAGGCGGCAATAACTCCGGGTAGCCATCGGCGTCACCTACGATGCGGAACCCATTACTCTGCCCCTGCAGCAACGCCGCATGGATGTCGGCGGTGATTTCAACCGCATCCTCAGGAATCGCGCCGCGATGAATTTCCTCGGTGTAAAAACCACCAGTAGTTTTCGAATAGAACATCCCAGACTCCATTTCAGTATCCGATTGCGATCCAGTGAACGCCGTAGCTGCCGGCCGTACCCCAGCACCAAAGCTGGAATTGCGTAGCGCTTAAAATTTCAACCGCGAAATTGTTTGACGATGTTGAGTAAGTTGTCCCGGATGGCGAGCCAACAACCCTGAAGCATGTGTTAGGAAATGCGATGGGGAAATTTGTGATGACACCGCCGTTTAATACAATCTGGCCGGACAAACCCCACTGGATGATCACCTTTACAGTTGATCCACCTATTTTTAATGGCACGGAAATCCAGCCGTTGGACGTCATTAATCCAGTCTGGTCGGCAAACTGCGGCATTAATTTGCCAAGGGCCTCCAGCAGCTGCGTCAAATTCTCGGAATCCGGCGTAAGCCCGGCGGCTTCAATCACATTCACGATCTCCCGCATCGGATGCTCGATCGCAGCGGCTGGCGTGGGGCTGCCCTCGATGCCGAGGCCGGGATTGCCATCAATATAGGGGTCGTCGGGATCGCCGCCGACGGGTGGCACGTACTCCATGGTCAAGCTCCTTCGTAGGAAACAATCAGGTGGGTTTGCGCCGGTTTAAGACGCTTCAATTTGCATTCGAGGTCTTCGGCCCGGCTGATCTTGCCGAGCAGGTCGCCGCACTGGCTGATGCCGGTTCTGAATGGGGTGTAGCGGGGGCCGACGACGCGTACGCGCCACACGTAGCGCACGGCATGGCCGCCATTGAGCGGGTCGCCGCAGCGCGACAGGCCGGTGATGAAGGGGCGGTATTCATCGATCTCGATTTCGTAGCCCATGTCGGCGGCGAGGGTGATGAAGTAGGCGCGACTGGCGCCGCCCACTGAAGTCAGCTTGGTGACCACGGCCGCACGCCGCTCCTGCAGGGTGGTGGCGAGGCCGCTACTACAGGTGTCTGGCAGGCCGCAGACGCGCTCCCAGTCGGCGAGCAGTTCCAGCGTGGCGCGCGGGTCGGATTCATCGACCACATTCATGGCGCGGTCGGCGACGCGGGTCAGCTCTTCATCAAGTGCATCGAGCAACATCGTCAGGCTGGCATCGCTGCGGCGTGGCCAGGCATCGCCGGGCGGCAGCAAGGCCTGTAACTGCTTGCGGTAGGCGCCGTTGCTCATAACCAGGTGATGCTGCCGAAGGTGGCCATCTCGCCCACCGAGAGCGTGATGTCGGCGGCTGGCGATTGCAGGACGTGATCATTCTCGCCGGCCGAGAGCGAGATCGCCTCTGCCAGGTGAGTGCGGGGAATCTTGCCCTCGTCGTTGCCGCCCTCGGGCACCGCTTCGCGAATCAACACATCGCGCAAGCCGGCTTCAACTGCCGCGCGGATGCTGGGCGAGTCGGGCACCAGGGCGATTTCGAAATCAATGGGCACGGCAACCGGAGCCACCACGAACAAATGCGCGGCGGCCGGCCGGAGTTCGTCGATGTACGCCTGCACGGCTTCGACTTCGGCAGCATCGGGAATCAGGCTGGCGTCGTTGTCGCGCACGAAGCGCACCGTCACCGTGCCGTCGCCCATTTCCAGCGGGTAGCACCAGGCACGAGTGACGCCAGCCACTTCTTTGGCCCAGGCGACGTAGTCGTGCTTGGCGCCGCCGTGGGGCGGCTGGCGGATGCGCTCAAGCACGCGGCTGCGCAGGCTGTCGATGTCTTCTACATCGGCGCCGCCGGTGAGGCCACCGGCCGTCACCGTGACGGTGGCGTTAACACCATCGATGGGCGACTCGGAAGTTAACGCGGTCGCGGCCGGCGCATTGCCATCCTGCCCCGGCGTTTCGGCGATCAGCGCAAGCGTGGCCACGCCATCGGCGATCACCGTCTCGACATCGACCAGGTAGCGGGCACCATCGGCACGCTTGAATACCTCCCCGGCTTCGATCACAGCGCCATTGGTGCCGGTCGCCGTGGCTTCGCCGACCGCACTGGCTGCACCGACGCGCCCACCGCGCAGCCAGATGGCGGCGTGGCGCTCCAGAATTTCGTCATCGGCGGTATCGGCCAGAATCTGCCTGGCGATCCAGTCAAGATAGCCATACAGGCCGTGCGTGGCACCGCCATGCACGCGGGAAAAGACGTTGAGGTTCGAGCGGCGCAAGCGGGCATCGGCACCGGGCATGCGGCTTTCGATGTCGGCGATGACGCGGTCGATCAGGGTGGGCAGGCTGGGGCGAGCGAAGGGCATATCAGACCTTGTTCCAGAGAACGTCAAAGCGCACCGACCAGAGCGCGCCATCGGGGTATTGCACGCGCACGGTCATGCCCATCACCTCATCGCGCGGGATGAAGGTCTCGACCTGCACCGACCGGGCCTCGCCATCGGCGACCAGCCAGGCCAGCGCCTCCTCGGCATACTCACGCGCCTGGTTGAGCGACTGCTGCAACTGCTTGGAGGCACGCAGCAGCCACAGGCGGCTGCCGGTGATGTCGCCAGGGGTGGTCGGGTAGGCATCGCCCCACCAACCGCGCCGGTCGGTCTGGCCGGGCGGCAGAATGTCATCGGCGCGGGCAGGGGCATCGGTAAACAGAGAGAGGATGACGGCCGTTTCCAGGCCGTCGTCGGTCGCCAGGGCGAAGGTGTCGAGCGCCAGATCGGCGCCGTGCTCCAGGTCGATGAAGATGGTGCGAATGTCGGTCATGGCACCATCCTCTGATTGGGCGGATCAGTCGGGCCACCCAGATCGTTTTCGTCGTGGTCGTGGCCGTCATACACTGCGCGCATCTCGGCCATCGTGCGGCCTTCGTCGTCGCAGCGGTCTTCAATCTCGCCCGTGCATTCGAGGCGCTCGGTCTCCATGCGGATCAGCGGGGTGTTGGTGAAGAGCATGGGCTTGCCGGCGCCATCGACCACGATGCCGTCGCGCGTCAGGTGAATCTTCTGGTCGAGGTCGTCGTAGATCGCGACTTCGCCTGGCGCGATTTGCTTCAGGCGAAACTGGCGGTCGGCCACGCAGATCATCACGCCGTGGTCGCGGTCGCCGCCCACCGAGAAGTAGAGGCCTTCACGCTTGCCCAGCGGATTTGACGTAAAACCGTACTGATGCAGAATCTCGACGTTGTCGCGCACCTCTCCATCGAGCAGACGCGCCTGAGCCGATTGAATCTTTCCGGCATCGTTGATCGCCGTGACCACGGCGCGGGCCACCATCAAACGCAGGCGGCGAGCCACCGGCCCCAGCATGCGGGAGAGCATCGCCGGGTCGCTCATAGCGTGCTCCAGTCTTCGAACTGCTCGCGCTTTTTGCGCTCCTCTTTCGAGCGCAGCGTGCCGAAGAGACGCGATTGCGCGACACCCTCAAGCAACTGAAAAGCATCGGGCCGTGAGATGGCCAGCTCGGTCAGCGTGCCGCCGCTGTCATCGAGCGTCCACGTGCAGGCCACGACCAGCATCGGGGTACTCTCCAGCCATAACCAGGGCGAGGTGACGGGCACCAGCATATTGGGCTGCCACAGGCCGCCGCCGGCATGGCGCCAGCCCTGCACGGTGACCGAGCCGCGCGCCCCGCGCCCACGGCGCACATTGCGCTCCCACTCGGCACGGTCGCGCAGCGTGGCGTTTTCGCTGTGGCTTTCAGCCAGCACCACCAGCGGGCGATGGCGCGAAATCACCGCATCGACCACCAGGCCAGAGGGCGCCGAGTGCTCGGTGTCGCCATCCGCACCGAGGCGACCCTGGCCCTTGACGGTGTAACGCGAAAAACGATCTTTCCACGAGAAGTCGCCGCGCGCGGCCTTGATGTTTTGCCCCTCGACGAGGCCATGCTCGATCAGATCGCCGGAGGCACGAGTGATCACCAGATCGCCGGCCGGGTTGCTGGTCAGCAACAGGGCGCGCATGCGGGCGGCGCGCTCCAGGCACTCGAACACCGTCTCGCCCTCTTGAATGTTCCACGAGGCGAAAGGTTTGCCGACATCGGCCGCCACCACGAGCTTGATACCGAAGGGCTTGATCAAGTCGCTGGCCAAGGTGTCGAGCTTGACGTTATTCCACTGCCCGCTCTTGTGTATGGCCGAGCAATCGACCAGGTCGCCAGTCTTGTCGATGCCGGCCACGCGAATGGCGTGGCGGTTCGCATCGTAATCTGGCGAGGTGGTATGGATATAGCCGGTGACCACCCGCTCGCCATCGAGAAACATCTCGCACTTTTGCCCCGGCTTGATCGGCAGCGGAGCCAGCTGACCCGGCCAGCGATCGGTGATCTCCAGCTCGAAGGTTGCCGCTAGCTGCTCGATCGAGCGCGTGATGCGCGCCGTCTTCCAGCCGCCGTAATACACGCCATCGACCTTGAGTTCGGCCACGCCTGCGGGTTGAGAGGAAGTTGAAGCTTCAGTCATGCAGGCAGGCTACCGATGGGCGCCTGCGGCATCGACTAAAGCGTTTTACTACCGACGATGATTTCGAGCGGCGCGCCGCCCGGCACAAAACCGGGATGACGAATCAGGCGGGGGTTCGGTCACGCGCTCCCAGTCTTCGCCCATCAACTCAGCCAGGTCATCAATGGCATCTTGCGCAGCTGCTTCGCGGCCAGCAGCCAAGGCCGCCAGCGCTGCTTTGTCGGCCGGCGTTTTTTCGCCGGGCGCGGGGCGCAGCTCGGGCGAGAGCAAATTGACCGGCGCGGCCACGGCCAGCACTGGCTCGTCGTTAGTCGGTGCCGGAATGCGCAGTTTGTCGTGCGCCCAGCTCACCGGGATCTGCATGCCCACGCCCACCAGTTCGGGCAGGGCTTCGGCGAAGAGCTTGATGTCTTCGGCCTCGCCTGTGTCGAATACCAGGCGCGGGCACGCTCATGTCCTTCTGCGGCACCTTGGGTGCCAGGTCACTGGCCAGCAGCCAGCGCTTGAGGCTACGGATCGACGGGAATCCATCGCCCATGCCTTTGCGCCCACGGCTATCCCTGCTCAGCGAGAGCATGCGAGTGGTGACGGCATCGAGTGTGCCGGCGCGGGCATTGGCCAGCAGGGTATGCATGGCCGCTTCCTTGCTGCATTGGCCGACCGTCATCAGGCGGGTGATCGCTGCCTTGATGCCGAGCCGGGCATCACGCTCCAGGCGTTGCTGATCGGTCAGCTCGCGGCACTCGACCTGGACAACGATGGTGCTGGTGATTTCGGTGCTGATCGCTGGCAGAGCCTTCGCGATGACATGTTGCTGCAGCTTTTCGCGGATGGGCTTGGGGAGGCTGCTCACCGGGTAGAGGCGTTTGGTGCCACCCCGGCCGGTTTCTTCGGTATATGCCCAGTTTTCCTTGGTGGCGCGGATCGCGATTGCCTGTTTGCTTTTGCAAAGCGTGGCTGCAATCTCGGAGAGGGTGACCCCTTTGGCAAATGGTAGTGGGGCGTTCATTCCGCCTCCTGCTTCAGCTCGCGGATTCGCTTCATGGTTGCTTCCCGAATGCGTTCTAGGCGGCCGATCTCGGCGTCGATAGCTTCACGGCCGACGAGCAGCTTGCCGCCGCGAATGTCGGCCAGCCAGGCACCGATGGCGTGGGTTTCCAGCGCAGCTTCAAAGGCCGGCATATATTCGAGAGGGAATCGCCACCCCTCGCGACTCTCCGCTGTCCAGGAATCCAGCTGGTGTTTTGTGATCGTCTCCCCGGTCAATTCGCTCATGCGGATAGCGATGTCGACACGGGATTTATCCGACTGCTTGAGCTGATCAGAGAGCAGGTTGCGCAGCACCAGTCCGAAATTGAGCGCCCCCGGTAGCGGGGCAGTCGGCACCGGAACCTCGAACAAGTCCATCGTCTTGATGTCGCGGATGCGGCGCATCTGTCTATGCAGCCTTCAGCGCGTTGACATTGCGCACATGTGCATATGCGGTAGACTGAACAGCGCGGAAACCTTGCGGTTTTCGGCTGCCGTCATCGTTGTACCGCGAAGGCCAGATTTCCTTCGGGTGCATGCCCAGCGCTTCGGCGATTCGCTTTTCGTTTGCCGGGTAGCTGCGGGTCAGCGCTGCGGAGAGTGTCGACGAGCTGTTCAGCCCATGGGCGTCAGCCAATCCCTTCAGGGTGATTCCGCGCATATGCAGTGCCGCTTTTACTTCGGCAGGGTGCCAGTCAGTTGGGCTGGTTTTTTTAACGTGTTTGATTGCCATGTTTTTCGCCGCGTTGTGGTGGTGCGATGGATGGCATTAAATACGTTTAAACGTGGCATGTCAACACAGTTGGCGGCCGTTGACACTTTGGTTTTGTGAAAAAGACACGAATAAACGTATTTTCTTTTTGTGATCAGGTGCTTGCGTGAAGCGTCAACGTGATCCCGTGTTGACGGTTCCGGTTGACGCTTCTGCGCGCGAAACCGTCAACTTGGACAAGGTTGCGATCGGGCGCCGCATGGCCTTGGCCAGGCGTTCCCTGAAGATGACGCAAGATGAGCTGGCTGGCTTGATTGGAGCCACGTCAAAACGTGGCATTCAGGACAATGAAGGCGGGCGCTCTATGCCTGGTGGCAACGTGCTTGGGGCGTTTGTGTCCCTGGACATCAACGCCAACTGGCTGCTGACTGGCGTTGGGCCAATGCGTACGGCTGATTTGCTTCAGCGCATAGAGGTCGCTGTACCAGCAAAACTCAACGTTCCAGCCCTGACGGCTATTTTGAAAGGTCTACTTGAAGCCGGCGCACCGCCAGACAAGGCCGTCGCTGCTGCCTTCGAGTTCTACCAGACCAACATCGAGCGCGGCCTGATCACCCCGGAAGGCATAGGAAATATTGGAAAAGAAGCGGCATAG